CGCGCTCGCTGGCTGCGGCGCTGCTGAGAGTGAAGCCCCTGCCGAACGGTCCCCCGTCGCAGGGGCTTCGCCATACCCTGGCCCCCTCTCATCACCACGCCAGTCCTTGGGGGGACCATGCGCCACACCACCACCGCCACGGCCGCCGCCGTGCTGCTCCTCGCCCTCACCGCCTGCTCGACCACCGCCGACAACCCGCCCGCCAGTGCCTCGCCGAAGCCCGGCCAGAACGCGAGCACCGAGCAGCCGAGCGACGAGCCGAGCGCGCCGCCGGCCGACGACAGCAAGGCCAAGCTCGAGCAGGCCGTCCGCGCCTACTCGGACGCCTACTTCGCCACCGACGCCACCAAGGCGCACAGCCTGATGTCGAAGCGCTGCCGGGAAGAGGCGCCCATTGAGCTTTACAGGCCGATGGTCGAGGCGACCGTGGAGGACTTTGGGAAGCACGAGATCGAGACGGTCACCGTAGATCAGCTTTCGGGTGATATGGCCCGCGTGACGTACACGTACCCCGTGCCCACCCTGACGCAGAAGCAGCAACCGTGGGTGCGCGAGAGCGGCGAGTGGCGCTACGACGACTGCTGACGACGCCCGTTGTCGGGGGGTGTCACCGCACCCCCCAAGATCCTGCGAGCTGGATTTTTCGTACCTTCCCACCAAACAGAACGAGGAGATCGGGCGGCAGCGGGAGGACGAAGTCGTCCTGCTGTACACCCGCGACCGTCTCACCTTCCGGCAGATCGCCGAACGCATCGGCGCCGACGTCAAAAACACGCACCAGGCGTGGAAGCGCGGCCGGGCCCGCCTCCACCGCGAAGCCTCCGAAGCGTTCGGCGAGATGGTCGGCCAGCAACTGGCTACGTGCCGGGTGCTCATCGACGGCCTCATGCCCGTAGTCCTCCGCAGCGACATGAACAGCGCGAAGGCCGCCGAAGCGATCGTCCGCGCGATGGACCACGAGGCCAAGCTGTTGGGCCTGTACGCCCCCGTCCGCGCCTCGGTCACGGTCACCGACGAGATGACCGAGCGGGTCAAGGCCCTCGCCGCAGAGATCGCCGAGCTGTGACCGCCACGGACTTGGACGCGCGCCTGGCCGCCCTGTCGCCGCCCGAGCTGGAGCTCCTCGAGGAGGAGCTGCGGGCGCGCCTGTGGCAGAAGCGGTGGAACAAGTGGACGCCGTACCCGTGGCAGGTCCCGCCCGACGAGATTCCCACCATGGGCTGGTGGCTCCAGCTCGGCGGCCGTGGCACCGGGAAGACGGACGGCTGCGCCCGCTACATGGTTGAGCACGTCAACGGCCCCGCCTGCGACCCGCGGCTCCGGGGCGGGCACCGGATGGCGATAGTTGCCCCGACGCAGGGCGACGCCGTCGAGGCCTGCGTCAACGGCCCGTCCGGGCTGCGCGCACATGACCCGCGCGTCGTGCTGCGGACGACCACGGGCGGCACGTTCGCCAAGTGGCCGTCCGGCGCTGAGGCGAAGCTGTTCGGGGCCCACTCGCCGGACGACATCGAGCGTCTCCGCGCCGGTGGCAACAGGTGCCTCGTGTGGATGGAGGAGGCCGCGGCGCAGCGCCGGTTGAAGGAGGCGATCACCCATAGCGAAATGGGACTCCGCATCGGCCCGAACCCCCACTACATCGCGTCCACCACCCCCAAACCGCGCACCGAGATCATCGAGCTGACGCAGCGCGCGGACGTCATCATGACCCGCGGCCGCACCCGCGACGCCATCCACCTGCCGCAGGACATGAGGAACTTCCTCGTCCAGAAATACGCCGGCACCCGACTCGAAGCGCAGGAGCTCGACGGTGACCTCCTCACCGACATCGAGGGCGCCCTGTGGTCCCGCACCGGGCTGGACAAGACCCGCGTCGGCGCCGCCCCAGACATGGCGCGCGTCGTCGTCGCCATGGACCCCGCCGCCACGTCCGGCTCCGAATCCGACGAGATGGGCATCATCGTCGCCGGCCTGGGCCGCCAGTACCTGCCCGACGTCAACGGCACACAGCGCCGCCACGGGTACGTCCTCGACGACGTGTCCGGCCGGATGCCGCCCCTCGACGCCGCCCGTACCGCGATCCGGGCATACCACCGGCATAAGGCGGACGCGATCGTCGCCGAGGTCAACAACGGCGGCGACTGGATCGGCACCGTGATCCGGCAGATCGACCCGAAGGTCAACTACCGCACCGTCCGAGCCAGCCGCGGGAAGCAGACCCGCGCCGAGCCGGTGGCCGCGCTCGCCGAGCAGAACGCCGCCCACATCGTCACCAGCCTGCCCGAGCTCGAGGAGCAGCTCGTCACGTGGGTGCCCGGCGACGACTCCCCCGACCGGCTCGACGCCATGGTGTGGGCCCTCACTGAACTCATGCTCGCCCCTGCGGGCAACATGGCCGGATAGGAGACGACGCAGATGGGACGCCTTGCCGACGCATGGGCAGGACTGACGAAACGGTCCGCGCTCGACAGCGTGCGCGAACAGCGGCCGGTGACCTTCGCCTCCGCCGACTACGCCCGCAGCCTTACCCTCGACCTGGACGCCGAGTCCCGAGGCTGGACACATTCCGCCGTGGCGTACCGGTGCGTGGCGCAGATCGCCGACAACGGCTCCAGCGTGAACCTGGAGATCACCCGCCCCGACGGGTCGGTGATCGACGGGCACCCGATCGCGCACCTGTTCAACAAGCGGCCGAACCCGCAAATGTCGTCGGCTCGTTCGCTGAAGTCGGTCATCCTCCAGCAGCTCCAGCTCTCCGGGAAGTCGTTCGCGTTCTGCTACCGCGGCGAGTCGCTCGACCCGGCCGCCGACGTGCAGGCCATCTACCCGGTCTATGACGACGTGCAGGTCTTCGTGGCCCGCCGGAAGGACGACGACCCGCGTCCGCCGGACGTCATCGGGTTCGTCATCAACCGGGCCGACGGCGTCCGCGTGCCGGTCCTGCCGGACGAGATGCTGTGGTTCAAGTACCCGCACCCGTTCGACCCGCTGCTCTCCATCGCCCCGTGGAAGGCCGCCCGCCATGCGGTCGATGTGGACGCGTTCGCCCGCGAGTGGCAGCGCTCCAGCCTGGAGAACGGGGCGCAGCCCGGCGGTGTGGTCTACCTCGGCGAGATGGAGCCGGAGGCGTTCGCCAAGGCCAAGGCCAGCTTCCGCAGCACGGTGGAGGGCCCGGCGAACGCACGCCGGCACCTGCTCGTTGCGTCGCCGCCCGGTTCGTCCGGGAAGCCGATCGAGTACGCGCGCCTGGGCCTGACCGCCGAGGAAGTGTCGTACCTGGAGACCCGCGTGCAGTCGGCAGAGGAGGTGATGTTGGCGTTCGGTGTGCCGCGTGACCTGCTCATGGGCGGGGCGACGTACGAGAACCGGGCCGCGTCCAAGACCGCCTTGTGGTCGGACAAGATCGTGTCCGACCTGGAGATCATGTCGTCGGAGATCGACCGCGTCCTCCTGCCCAGCGACGCCGAGAACGCAGGCTTTGACCTGTCCGGTGTCGAGGCCCTGCAAGAGGCGCAGGACTCGGTAGCCACCCGGCTGCGGTCCCTGGTGTACGCAGACATTGCGATGATCGACGAGGCGCGCGCCGCTGTCGGCTGGGACCCGCTGCCGGGCGGCATCGGCGAGCAGACCCTCACCCCGTACCGGTCGCAGTGGGCACCGGTACCGGGCGCACCGTCCGGCGACGAGGAGCGGTCGTGGCTCGCCGACTTCTCCCGCATCCCCGCCCCGCAGCCGGACGTGGCCACCCTCGTGCGGCAGGCCGTCGCCGAGGCCGTTCCCGCCGTCGTCGCCGCGCTGACGCAGGCAGACGCCCGCACGACGCCCCGTCGTCTGGAGCTGACGCGCGCCGACGACGCCCCGTCGTCGCCGTCGGTGGACGAGATCAACCAGACGTATGACGAGCTGGAGGCCGTCGGCCGGCGCGCCGTGCAGGCCCTCGCGAAGGAGCAGGCCGCCCGGGTGCTCAGGGACTTCGACCGGCTGATGAACAAGCCCGAACGATCCGCGGCGTGGCTCGGTGAGGTGCGGGACCAGTCGGCCGCTCTCGCCCGCGAGCAGCTGCTCACCCTCGCCCCGCCCGACCTTGACGTCGTACCGGCCGCCCGCGCCACCGGCCTGGATGTCGCTTCGGGCCCCGACGGCTGGGAGCAGCGCATCCGGCTGCGGGAGATCTTCGACGGCGGGTACTGGCGCCGCCAGACCGCGCGCCTGATGCGCCCGTTCGTCGAGCGGGCATGGCGCCGCGGCGGCGTCAGCATCAGCCCGTCGTTCGACCTCGACGAGCCGGACGTGTCCCGCGCCCTGCGGCAGCGGGTCGACGAGCTGGCCGGGCAGGTGACCGCGACGACCGAGCAGGTGCTCCGCTCGCAGCTGCTGGCGCACGGCGTCGCCGAGGGCGAGAGCGTGCCGGAGCTGCGGGCCCGGATCCAGCGCGTGTTCGCCGAGCTGGGCGACTACCGCGCGACGATGATCGCCCGCACCGAGACCGTCGGCGGGTACAGCGCTGCCAGTCACATGGCCGCCGCCGAGGCCGGAGCCGTTCGCAAGACGTGGCTCAGCACGGACGACACCCGCACCCGCCGCACCCACCGCGCCGCGCAGGGCCACTCAGTGCCCATGGATCAGCGGTTCGCCCTCACCGAGTCACGCTGGCCGGC